GTTGTGATATTCGTGTTTGTGCCAAGCCTGCCAACGATTTCGGGCCATAAATGCCCCGCTGAATCGCGCGATTGCTTGCTCATTTCTTCCTCGCAGCGCGCATATTGTCAATTAAATTAGGGTAAGGGCGGCCCGCGGACTTCGCCATTGCCTTTGCGCTAGCCTTTTCCTTTTTGGATAAAGGTTCGCTCTTGCCAACTGATTTTGGACGTGGCTTGTCCCAAACGGGTTTGGTTTTCATGCGCGCACCTTATCAATAGGCTTGCAAAAATGCAAGCGGCGTGTTAATCGCGCTGCAAACGCCTCAGCAACTCCACGCAATCCGCCAATAGCTGATCGGTTAGCTCAAGCAACTCTTGCGCGATTTCGTTTGCCACGTCCGCTTTGACGGATGGGTGAATGTTCTCAACCAAACTGTTAACCGTGGCTTTGATCGCCATTTGCTCTAGGTTCATCCCTGTCCTTTCAATAAATCTACTGCATCCGTGTAACCGTTTTTCTCCAGCACTTCGATGCAATGGTTTAAGCGCGCTTCGCTTGCCACAAACTCAATTTGCGCTGCAAAGATAAATAGATTCTCTGCATGCTGATCAAACCCCGTATTCCTGGCAATACCCATCACATCGCCAATCGTTAAGTCCTTCATTTCAACGCACCCTTTATATGTTCAGGCACCTTTGGCAATGGTGCCCAGGCAATGGCCCACGTCTCCCATGTTCCGATCACGCACACGCCGCCAGGCGTTAGCAGCAACATTTTCACGCCTAGCGGTGGCGGATCATCAGCGGGCATTCGCCATACGGCCTGGCCCGCGAGGTAGTCTTTCACGCTGCCCTTATGCCAAACGGGTTATGCCAAAGCACTTTCTCCTTTGGTTTACGCGGCTTAAAGGTCTTGTATTCCTCTTTCACTTCAAAGTAATTCACAAAGGTTTTCTTCCATGGAACATCAATATCCTTGATCCCCTTGGACTTCACAACAAGATCGTCAGCCGCCAATTCGGACATGAGTTGATCAACTCTTTTCGTTGTTATGTCGAACTTCTCAGACAAATGCCAAGCGTTGACAGGGTTCTTTAACCCTTTCAGGTAATCAAAGATCATCTTCTTTCTTGTTTCCTTAAACATCTTTGCGTGACTCGCCATTTCTTTTCTCCTGTTAAACAACTGCCCTTAAGTTCCTCTTAATTGGCTTACCCCATTGGGAGTTGTAAGCCTTCCCGTACAACGCGGTTCCTGCTTCGCTAGCAAAGGTCAACGCCAAAGCGTCAGCCATGTCGGGTGAACCCATGCCGCGCTTGCGCATCTCATCTTTGCTTTCAAGTTTCATCTTGCCGCTGGAATTAAACGAGTAACGCGGTGCAACGAGTTCCGCCAAAAGCGACTCATCTTTAGGCACCTTGCAATCACGCTTTTCAAGCCACGCTTTCATGCGACCCCATAGTTCGGCCCGCAAATTGATGTAGGTGTTACCCAAGGCCGGTGACTCTGACACGTTCACACCACGCGCTGGCATATTCAACTCACGCAACCGATCAACAACGCCAGCGCCTAACCCTATCGAGTCAACCAATATCTCAACGGGCCTATCCTCAAGACGCGTCACCTCGTACTCGCTCACCACGGCACCCGTTGTTTGCATCAGATCCAGGTTCCGCCACTTCCTGATCTCCGTCACCGTATTTCCTTTCCTTTTAGCAAGTGCCGTGGAATCCGTGCCAAACCTTGCCACGTCCAAACCCCAGATCACGGGTGACTCTGTCGGTGCAACGTCACGGTGAAACGCGCTATCAACAAGTTCAACGCCAATCAACGTATCGTCATCGGTTGCAGGAAACTCGCCCAACACACGCACACGAAACGCATTGGATTCCTCGCCATAGCGTGAAGCCATGTCCTGGATGTATTCCTTGCTCACGCGCCTTGAGTCATAGCAAGACACGCGACGCGTCCACCATTCATCCTTCAAACGGTTATGCGTCTCAAAGAAAAACCCGCTGGACTTAGTCGGATTACCGAGCAAAATCGTGACAGCGTTATGCCCTGACATGGATCCCGCGGCAGCCTCAAACACGGCTTCGGGAATCCCTGACGCTTCATCCGCCACAAGCATCACGTTATCCGAATGCACACCCTGTAAGGCTTCAGGTTGCTCGGCACGCGATGTGCGAGCCGATATAAACGCTTCCGTGGGTGACGCCACAAGCTCAATGCGATCCGTTTTCATCTCAAGCAACTCGCGCCACAAGGGCGGCAGCTCCTTCACCCATCGCTTGAGTTCAGCAAACAAGGCGTCATACAACTGGCTTGATGTTGGCGCAGTCACAACCACTTTCACCGGGTAGCGCGTCAACACATACCAAATCATCGCCCAGGACGCGCCGGTTGACTTACCTACACCGTGCCCGGATCGCACGCTGATCTTTCGCTCGCCATCCGATATGGCTTTCAAAAACTCATCCTGCCATGCGTCAGGCGTAACCCCTATCACCTCACGCACAAAAAGCGGCGCGTTCTTTCGGTACTTGCCGATCGCTTCAGCAAACACACGATTGAGATCCTCTTGCGTCCTAATTTCCACGATTCAATACCTTTTTAACCGCCACATGCGAAATGGCCACGCCGTGACGCTTTCTCACTTCATCGGCAATGGCGCGCAGTGACATGGAACCGGCAAGCGATTTCATCGTTTCAATGGCCGCTTGCTGCTCGGCAATGGGCACGAGTGCGGCATTTTTCCCACTACCCTCAACCCTAAACCCAAACGGTGCATGGCCGCCAATGTGCCCGCCAGCCTTGCGCTTTGCGGCCTGTCCAACGCGCTGCCGATCCTTGATCACGCGGCGCTCATGCGTAGCAAAGGCCGCCATGATCTCAAGCATCAGCTGCCCATAAATGTTTTTTTCATCCGTTACGTCGCCATGCCCATTAATAATCAACCGGATCTGCTTTTCCTTAAACGCGTGAACCGTGTTCAACGTATCCATCGAGTTACGGCTAAACCGATCCAGTTTCGCCACAACAATCACATCACCTGGTTGCGGCGTTACACCGTTGGCCGCCAAACGATCAAGAAAATTCAAATGCCCCGATACACCGGCATCCTCAACAAACTGATCAATCACCAGGTTATGCGTTAACGCGTTACCCGTCACTTCCCTGCGTTGCGTGTCCAAACTCGTACCGTTGGCTTGCTCATCCGTGCTAACCCTCAAGTATCCGTAATTCATAACGCAATCCAAACCATCAGTGCATACAACGCGCCGAACGCGGCACCGCCAAGAATCAAAGTTGTTGTGCTGGAACTCATGCTTACCCTCGTGTTGTGTCAGTGGTGTAACTGTACACCGCGTTAACAATCATGTGTTGCTCTTACTGGAATTTTTTTCGGCCGGCCGACGAACGGATGAACGGTGTGAGGGGGGGGTGGAGGGCGTGCCAGGTAAGCGGAACGCGGAAAGGAACTGGTGCCCGGTAACCGTAAGGTAAGTGGGCGCGTGTTTGGTGCCGCACCAGGCCCGCCCCCCGAAACTTCGCAAGGGGGGGGGTGGCCGCGCATCGGGCGTGGCGTCAGCGCAACGCGTTAGCCGTTGTGCGGTGCAACATCAATCACATTGGAATGGTCGTTTACGGCGTTTACGCGATTGGCCTGTAAATGCGCCGTGTTGATGCTCAGTTGAACCGTGACTTGGTTCTTGCTCTCTCCATAGTGCTGCTGGTTCCATTTGCCCGCCAACCATTGACGGTAACGCGCTTGGATGTTTGCAAGGTTTGCGGTTTGAGGCGTTGCGTTATCCACGATCTCTAGCCCTTGCTCCGCCAATCGATGCGCGGCCAGTTCGCGTGCGTGCGCGAGAGCGCGGCTCCGTTCGGGCGTCTTTTCCGCCCACGCGTAAAAATCAATGGTTGTAATGTTCATGTCCCGCGCAACGTGCGTAATCGGCTTCCCGTCCGCGATCATGGAAAACACTAATTCCGGGCCGCCAAACTGATGAACTGTCTTGTTCACCATGGCAGCAATATCTCGTTTGCGTTGATTGCTTAGGTTCCCCGCGGCGTCCTGCGCTTTGCGCAACTCGCCCTGTTCCTCGTTAACGCGTTGCGCGTTCACTGTTCCCTGTTCCTCGTTAACGCGTTGCGCGTTCACTGTTCCATGCCCCTCGTTAACGCTTTCCTCGCTCACCATACCCTCCTCACCTTCACCAATACCCTTCAAACGCGTTAAAACGCCCGCTGACGCATTTTTACTTTCCATTGGTACTTACCCCTTCTTAACTCGTTCCATCGTCCCTAAAGCCTCTTTACTCAACGCATAAGCCTGATCACTGTTCCCGCTGTAAACAGGCCCAATATCCTCTGGTGCCATCACGGACAACACTTCAGCGCCAGGCATAGCGCGCTTAATGTTAACGGCTTGCGTGAAAAACTCCTGCTGCAAGATCACTGCAATCTCCTCCATCGTCCAACAGTCACACGCTGGCCTCATCTCGCCATACGCGTAAGCCGACGCCGGATTCTCGCAAACCGCAAACACGCTTCCATCCTCACGCTGACCCTCAAGCACGTTCACGCTCAACACTTTCCCGCCAAGCGATTCCGCTTCTTTCTCTAACGCATCATAGGCCCGCCTCATACCGGCACAAGCCGAGCGATACGCTTCCACGTCCCTCGCTTTATACGCATCCCGACAACGCATCAGTTGCCGCCAAAACCGTAAACGTGTTTCCTCACTCACCAGTTCCGCCAAACGATCCAAACCCCAACGCTGATCCGCTTCCCGTTTCCTCGCCATAACGCCAACGGCTGCCGCGTTCATCGCCAACACAATCGCATCATCCACTTCAAACGGATTCTTCAAACGATCTTCATGGTTACCGCCATGAAGATAAGTTTTTACCTTTCCCTTGTTCCTGTTGCCCGCCATAACATCAATCCTTTCTGTTCTCTGTTCACACTTCCTGCTTACGCTTTCCTGTTAGCCGCCATAAGGATCAAATCAAAACCAACCATGCCGTCCGAAACATTGAAGCGTCCGAATGTGTGTCTTTCAGACACACACACATATCGGACGCGTTCGCTTTTTGTTCGTGAACCATTACGGACAATCCAGGACGGTTTTTAGGACGTTTCAGGACGTTTTTAACTGTTTCGGACATGGTTATTTAGGACGCTAAAACTCATTCGGACGCACTTCGGACGCATACGCTATCCAAACCCACTCATCACGCATGGCGGTATAACCAATATCGGCTAACGTATCGCGCAATTCCTTCCAACGTTTCCGCTTATCGCTGTCCTCAACATCGCTCCCAAGTCGCGTGTAAACCTCTTGCCGCCACACGTCAACCGTTACGCATCGATGCCTCTCGCCTTGCATAATCCTGTACTCGCCTTGCGTCTTAATCACATGGCGTAACGCTTCCCTTGCCATCACTTGATGCTTACCCCTTCCCGTCTTATTCCCTCTTCCTGATGGCGGCTTAAATTCATCCTGGTCAGGTAAATCACCCGTGAATTCCTTAACCACTAACGTCGCTGATTCATCCGCTTCAAATCCCAATCCTTTTGGCGGCTCCAAGTTCACGCTATCAAGTGAAAAGTGAATCTCAACACCGTCTTTGCCATCCTTTTGCTTAGTCAGCTTCAGCGTCCCTGATTGCGCTTCCTGATGGCGGGTAATCTCAATCTGTGTGTCCACGGCACCCAAAAAACTTGAGTGCCCTCGTAATCCTAATGACGCGTCCTTACCTGAGTGATGCACAACAAGTAAGGCGGCTTCTGTTGCCGCTTGGAGTCGTCCGCATTGCGCGATAAACGCACCCATGTCCTCTGACGCGTTCTCGTTGCCTCCGCCAAATGCTCTGGCTAGCGTGTCAATGATGATCAGCTTCGGCTTCTCGATCTCACTTTCGGCTATGGCGATCAACAGATCCGTGAAATCCGATTCAGACCCTCTTAAGTTGACCTGCGACCTGATCACACCAACAGGTATGTCTTTCAAGTCATATTGCTTTCTCAGTCCTGCAATACGCGTCCCAATCCCCCCATGCCCCTCCCCTGCCACATACAGCACGCCTCCTTCGCCCTGGACTTCGTGGCCTAGCCACGTCTGTCCACTGGCGACCATGGCGGCCATGTGGAGGGCTATGAACGATTTGAAGGTGCCTGGTGGCCCGTAAAGCGCCATGAATCCACGTTGCGGTATCACACGATCAATGAGCCACTTAACGGGTTCGTCCTTCGCGTCACGCCACATCTCAACCTTGAAACGTCTCGGCGCATGATCATCAAACGGTTCCGCTTCCGGCGTTACGGATTCCGGTTCCTTCTCGGCTTCTTTTCCCGTTAGTCGTGTTGGCGGATGAACGTCCTCGCCATCCCATAACGCTGTTTGCTGCACGAGTTGCTTCAAATCCTCCAAGTCGTGATCAGCGTCAATCCACTCGTAAGCATCATCACCAATGGCGTCCATACCCAAATCGACAATGCGGATCTGCGCTGCCGTTCCTTGCAACGCTTTTGCGACGCGGTTCGCGTAACGCCATCCAGGTAAATCGTGATCCGGCAGAATCACCACGTTTCTGTCTTGAAAGTAAGGCGTGATCGCTTCCGGCCAATCACTTGCCCCTTGGTGCGCCGACACGGCCACGACCCCCAAAAACGCTGTCAGATACTCGGCTGCCTTTTCGCCTTCCGTAATAAAAACAACCTTTGATGGGTGCGCGGCCATCATCGGCAAGTTATAGGGCACTGGCTCCCAACCAGCAATCGTGGGTATCCGTTGCCCGTCAACGATTCGGTATTGGCGGTACGTTTTCTTGCCGCCTGGTAGCTCATAGCGCACTTTCTGCGCCGTGATCTCGCCATCGAGCGTGATGTAGTCCCAGGCATAAACCTCGTTCAACCTGATCGGTTTGACGTTCTCCAATGGATCTGCACTGATCCTTCTTGGCGGCAACGAGTTCCACCCTAACTGACCATCACCAAGCAACGGTTTAACACTCTCAAATACGTCGGCTTGCTCGCACCCGCCAAAGCACTTGAGCAGAATCTTTCCACCCTCTCCATCCGTAATCGCAAGCGATGGGTTCGTGTCACCGTTCCCGCTGCCATGCCCAGGTACCGGGCAACTGGCTAACCATCCCCGCTTATATCGCTTGGCGTTACCAAGCGCCACCGCTAATTGTTCAGCGTGCATTTGTTTCTATTCCTTTTGGCGTCAAAAAAACCCGCGTATAAACGCGGGTTCGTTTCAACGTGTTGCTCTAAAACTCTTCATCACGTTGCGCGGGTGCTGCTTGCTGCACCGCGGCCACTGGCGCTTCGGCTTCGCCGTCCATGCCAGCTGGCCTCGGTATCCACTTCACAAGCACAAACTTCGGTTTACGCGTTCCGCCTTTGCCAACCTTCAACAGATCCGCGCCCTGGTACTCAACAACAGGAACCTTATCTAGATTGGCGGCACGATCCTTTGAGCACGCCATGTAAAGCGATTCAAACCCCATGTTGCTACCTGCCTGGTTTGAGTTCCATTCCACCAAACCAAGTTCTTTGTTGTAGAAACGTGCAACGAATCCGCGCTTGTGATCAGGGCTTGGCTGTGCACCTTTCTTACCTAGCTCATGATCCGGTTGCCAATCACGCACACCCGTTGCCAGCATCAGCCACCCGGTTTGCGTGGCGTCAATATCAAACACGATTTGCTTGAGTTGGATTTCCTGGCCTTCCTTGTTTGTCCACGCATTGGCTTGTGGCGAGAAACGTATGTATGGCAATCCAGATCCACCACCTGTTAGTCCTAGCATATAAACACCTTTCAATTGAGAGTTAAGCGGTGATGTTTGGCGCATCCTTGCGCCCAAGCGTTAATCCGCTTGATTCGGCTGTCACCAATTCAGCCAAACTCTTATACATGTCAGGAAACTGCTTTTCCATTTGCGCGGGTGTGATCGGTATCCGCTTCACGGTTCCCGGTATCTCCTCCACGCGTGACATAACTTCCTTTTCGTTAGACCATTTGCGTGTAGCGCGTTTCGCCACAAGCGTCCAGTCCTCCAATCCTTTTCCGCTTTCAAGAAACTTAAACGCTCGTTTCTGGATCGCGTCAATCGTTTGCTGCGCATCAACCGCCATATTAAGCAATGCGTTCATAGCATCGCTGTCCATTGCATCTACTTCGGCTTTGGCGATAACCGCCACGGCTTCGCGCTTCTTAGGACACGCTGACCGTGCCGGGCACCACCTGCAATGCTCACCTTCAACAATGTCAGGGTTCGGATCAAGCGTTCGCTTGATGGCGGGAAACAGAACATCCTGACGCCACACGTTCAAATCATGGCGCGTGATCTTAAACGTTTTGATGGGTTGCGGTTGCGTTGGCTGCACAATAACTAGACTGAAATCCTTAACGCTTTCCGGTAAATTAGGCTCCACGGCACACGCGTAAAGTTTCAGCTGCGCGCTGTCAGGCTCAACGTTTATCTGCCCTGTTTTTAGGTCAGCAACGACGCATTCTGTGTCACTCCATATCACGCAATCTGTTGTGCCAAACACATGCGCCGATAACGGATTGGCGAGCACAACGCGCTCTTCAATGAGTGCCGCGCCAAATGATTCATCCTTATCAAATGACTCAACGAAATCAATATAAACCTGCGCCCAACCTGCCATCTCTTCAGTTATGGTGATCCCTTCAAACGCTTCACCGATATACCGATTGGCCTTCTCGCCCATCATTAACGCCATGTCCGACAACGCATGAACGGCAGTACCAATCTTGGCGGCTTGCCCTGCTTCCGTTCTCGGTACCCCTCGCGCCAGTTGGATAGACGCTGGACATGCAATCCAACGTTCCGCTGATGAAGGACTCCATTCACTGTGATCTTTGCTCATACATACCTCTCGTAGTACCAGGCCCATGCACCCTTATCGAGTCGGCGCTTAAACCTAAGCGTCTTGCTTACTAACCTTTTCGCTTCCAATGCGCGCATCATCTTGAGCGCGTTTTGCGGTGTGCAACCAAATTGATCCGCCAAGTCCTGCAACGATTTGGGTTCCGTTAGCGCGTCGTAATACACCTGCTGCGTTTTGGTGAGCGGCGTGTACCGCTTCACGATAACGCTTCCAAACCTTGCAACCGACCGCGTAAACTCAGCCTTGCCAGATACCAACACGCCCATGGATTTAGCAAGGCGCAATACCTCTTGCTGGTTCATGCGTTTTTTTCCTTTAGCTTGGCTTCGATGGCCCTGGTAATTTTTACCCAGTAGTTTTGTTCGGCAAACTGCCCGCTAATCACTTTCGCAATCTCCTCATCAGTCAGCCCAACCCATTCACGCTTTGGGATTACTTTTTCGTGGTATGTCTGATCATTCATTACTGCCATAGCAAGTGCTTGGCATGTTTTGCAGTGAGTCGGGTCTTTGATACGATATTTCATGTGTTCCTCTCCTTTAACTTGGCTTCAACGGCACGGGCAAAACCCCAACGATCAAACCACTCTGCATTACCTTCGTCGATTTTCTGGGACAGATAACCCAGATCTTGTATCTCCTCATCCGTCAGCCCAGACCATTCACGCTTTGTCTCCAGTGCTTGGCGCAGTGCGGTGATGGCGTTGTGTGCTTCTACTCGGGCTTCGCTGTCCATCAAAGTGCTAGGCGTTCGTGTGAAATGCTTAGTGACTTTCTCCAACGCCTCTAGCGCCATCTGCATAGCTTCTCTGCTCATCGTTTTTCCCCTATGCCGTGGTGCTTCTCAACGGCTCGGATGATTTCAATGACAAGCGACTTTGACCAAGCGTCATCAATGCCAACCTCATCAGCCCATAGCCCTGGCCTGTATTCCACCTTTCGCTTGACTTCTTCCGCCGTCCCATCTGCTTCAGGCAGAAGTTCTTCAATCTCCTCATCGGTAAGCGGTGGTTTTTGCTGTTCTGGCCCATGCCACACGCCGTCGATAAAACCTGTTCCACCACTCCCTCCGCTGGCATGAAGGACTACTTGTTTAAAGTCTTTGATACGGAAGTTCATGTGTTCTTCTCCTTTAGCTTGGCTTCGATGGCTTGGGCAAAAATTATTCTGCTGTCTTCTGTCGGCGGGCGGTTATATATTGTTTGCAAATTTTCAAGTATTGAGAAAATCTCCTCATCCGTCAGTCCAACCCATTCAGCAGCCTTTATCTGCTGGTTAATTACATAATTTATTGGTGTGGGATTTACACATGTGCAACCGGGAAGCGTAGAGAAATGCAGCCCTCTCTGCCCACCACATGCTTGGCAGAAATTAGTCATGTGTTCTTCTCCCGCAGCTTGGCTTCAATGGCACAACCAAATGAATGAACATAGCTGCCTGGAATTGCTGCTGGCGTTGCCGCAATTTCTACAATCTCTTCATCAGTCAGTCCTACCCATTGCTTTGATGGTGCGGTGTAGAGGGGTTCAACCCATCCTTTATGATTTGGATTTCTCTCGGACCACTCTTTGTCATAGGTCTCATTCATTTCATAGCTACGGTAGTCGTAGCCGCCTTCACCATCAAAAGTACGCCACGCTACTGGCTCTTGCTTTTCTGTCTCCAGTGCTTGGCGCAGTGCGGTAATAGCTCTCTGTTGTAGTGTTAAACCTGGGCCAAACGCTGTGATCACTTTTTCCAGCGCCTCAAGCGCTATCTGCATAGCTTCTCTGCTCATGATTGCCACTTATAAGGTTCAAGAAATATCGCTGCACATATGGCGGCTATAGCAAACCACCCACCTGCCGCCATTGCCATAGAAATACCAAGCCCAAGCAACGCAAACATGCGAAACCACATATCAAATTCGCTTAGTTTCATTTCAAATACCCCACGCCAAACCGTGCTAGAAAGTACGTTGCAACGCACCAGACAAGAAACCAATACACAAACTCTGGCGTCTTGTAACGGATGTAAGACCAAGGTGTGCGGCCAATAAGATATAGATCTTGAAGCCACAGCATGTCGTAGCTGACATGATTCGGTTTTGGCGGCTGATAGTTGCAACCAATCCGCACGCGCTTTTCGGGTTTTACTTCAACCTGAATCGGTATCCCTTCTCTGATGTAAAAGCTCATATTTCCTCTTCTTTCGCGCCTTTAAGCGCTCCCGTTGGTGAACTAATCTGTGACAGTTTGCGCAAAGCGGTATGCACTTCTTGACTTCTTCAAACGCTCGCAAAAACCGTCCATTCTTTACTAATAAATTGACTGATTCTTTGTTAGTCTTATCAACATGGTGAAAGTCAATCAGTGCCGGATTGCGTATGCCGCAATGTGCGCATGAAAGCGATGCCTTGTACGCATCCCATGCTTTGCGCCGTAATCGCTTGTTAACGATCGTTGCTTGCTTAATACGCTCTCGGTTCTTTTCGTAATGCTTTCTGGCGTAACCGCGTTGCTTCTCGCGGCGCAAAGCAGGATCTTTATACGGCAAGCGATTTCCGCCAATAAATTGTGCGTTCCGCGCCCCACGGTTTGCTTGGCTCGAACATCCTGAACCCTTCCGCGATCAGCGAATTGGCTGACGCTGGATTGTCCGTCGTATCGCTTACCGCCCAAACTTTCCCAAGTTGGCGAGCAAACTTGCAGCGCGCACGGATTAGCTTTTTCTGTAACCCGTTGCCCTCGTGGTGCATGATCACGCCAGCCCGCGCCAGGTAAACAGTATCCTGCCAACTTGCTGATGGCATGAGACATGCGAACGCGCAAGCCTCGTCTTTCAGATACACCACCCACCACCAACCGTTGCTCGGACAGATCACCGTATCCGCGGGAAGGATCTGCCGCTGCATGTAACGCAACAGCACTTCCCGGTTCGGATCGACCGAAACTTGTTTGACCGTGTACGTTGCTTTCATGGCGGACATATTGTGCCATAAACGCTATAAATTTCAATGACTTGACCATGACAGTTAGTTCATATTCCAGTGACGCGGCCATAAATACAAATCTTCCTTTGTGGCGTAACGCTCGTTTAGCCATGTCGTCGTGCGTTCCATGCCACCGGCACACACCCACCAATGCGGTTTTGAATAGTGCGGCACGAATAAAACCGTGTCCAAGTAATACACTTTTTGCATTACGCGTTCTGCTTTGTCATCGCTCATTTAAGTAGTCCCTAATCGAAACGTGCCATGTCCATTTGAAATGCTCTTCGCTATACGGATACATCGGTGTGTCAGCTTGCGAGTCGTAAAGCATTGCTTCACATTTCTCTGCAATGCTGGCTTGTGAATCGCCAAACGCGTAAGTGTGCGTTAACTCACCATTGAGTGCGTTCTTATTTGTTAGCACTGACCTGTTCATTAGTGCCGCGGTAAGTGCTCTGTCATGCGGGCACCAATCCCAATTGGCGTCAAAGTTAATCAGGCCCGCGTAATGCTGAACCATCGTACCCAACGCGGCGTGCGGTTGGGAACCAACATATCGCCAGTTGTCCACTTCACCGAAATGCTCCATCCAACCTGGCCCAGCAATGTCAATGGGTAGACCTTTGAGCGCCGACATGACATGCAATCGCCTATGGCGTTTCATCGCCGCATCCAATGCGCAATACGCATCAAGCAATAAGGTTTCTTCATGCAACCTGCTGTATTGCCCGCGAATGTCTAGCACCTTACTCAGCACATCCCAATGGCTTCCATCGCCAAGCAATAAGTAATCATCCTTTAAGTCAATGATTCGCCTGACTTCAGAAACTGTTTCATCAAGCGTATCTTTGATCTGCGCTAGCTCGTTGCCAATCCCGCCAAACACGAGTAAACGATCACGATACATGGCGGCCTGATCAATCGGCGCAGCAGGAAATCCTCCAAAGCGCAACTCAGTGCCGCACAAGAAATGCGCATCAGCTGTTTCGTAATCCGCAAACGCGTGATAAAGGTTGTCCTCACTGTTTGATGCTTTGGCGTACTCAAGCACTTCAGGCACACGTCGCAAGTCATTGTGATACGAATCAATGACGTAATAGGTCACCCGCTTACCGCGTTTCGCCATCTCACGCCAGAGATACTCATCACCAACTTTTACCTTTAGCGGCAGCGCGCCAATCATGAACAATTCATCAATGGCGGATAGCGCGCCAATCGCCTGAAATTGCTGCTCAAGCGGTGCCATGATGTTCACAATATGCGGCTCAAACCCGTGTGCCGCAAACCCGATAGCGATATGGCGGGCAAAGTTTTCTGTGACGCCATACGGATGCGTGTTTGTGAGTATGCAAATCCTGCGATGCGTTTTCATGCTTGCACCCCAAACCATTTTTTGGCGTATTCCGGCCTGTGCTCAACGATCCACGGTGCGGCTGCACCGATCAACGCTTTAGCGTCACGTCCAACCGTCATGCTTCCTGCGTGATGCACATAAGCGCGTGACACAAAATGCTTATAACCGTCTGCCGCCATGTCAGCGCACACAACGTCATCACTAAACCAGTTGATCGGCGGAAACGGATGATCCTTGATCGCTTTGGCGTTCACCCAGGTAAAGATCGGGCTAATCACGTCAACGGGTTTGATGGCATCCTCCGAGCGCCAGCGGCACATCTCAATCGCGTCACCTTCGTTGCGCGGTACTCTGATGTTTTGCGGTGGTCGCACAAAGTCTGAACGCGCTGCGATGAAACCAATCCGCTTACACACTTTGCTCAGTGCCGCCACGTCATCAAGCAATAGCGACATGGTTTGTGGCGTGATCACAACATCATCGTTAGCAATGATGAACGAATCATCGCCTTCTGCAAACGCTTCAATGGCTGCGTTGTAGTCATCGCCAAAGTTGCCAAGTTTTCCGTCCCATACGCACAACTGCACACCCTTGGCGTAATGAAATACGCTGGACTTCATGACATGCAACGTTGGGCTTCCTGTGGTTGATATGATTATTTTCATGCGGGCCAATGTCCCACGCGTCGCAAGCACTCAATAGCGCGGCGGCGAACCACGGCATCCTGAAAGCGTCCGTATTGCTCCAAGCCTTTCAGCGTTTCAATGCAATCCGCCAGGTTCTCCATCGCCTCGGAATACTTTGATTCCAACTCGCTGATTGCTGACGCTTTGCTGCGTTTCTTTTCTGGTTGTTGCTCATCAACTGAAAACTCATCCATGGAGTGATTCCTTAAAGGTCATTGGGAAAGGCGTTAAAACAGAATCGTAAAGATATGGATCGCGCAGCCCTTGCAACTTTCGTATCAGTTCTTGCTTAAAGTTCCATGCGCCAAGGATAAAAAGACACTTTTGCCTGATCTCCGATACGGTTTGAAGCGCAACAATTTGCTGCGTGGAGTTCGGCAGGTACTTACCGATCTTCAATGGCGATTCATCCACAACAACGTGCGGATCATCGTTGATTGCTTGCATCAGCGTGACTGCTTTGGCGGCACAACCAACCATAACCACCACATACCCATCGCTTTTGGCTTGCTTGATGACGGATCGCATGGACTCCACGGCACGGTTTACGCCATTGGCAAATCGTTGACCGTCCATCCACGTCAGCTGGTGCAACCTTCCCTCATTCCACTGGCTCGGTGCAAATGGAATCGGACTCGGAAACGAGTCGCGTTTACACACCGCGGCAAGCATCGATCCGCCATGCACATTCACGCGCTGGCGAAAACCTACCCTTAAGCCTGCCCTGGTACACGCTAAGGTAAACGAGTCCACCGTAAAAAAAGAAACGTGCTCGTGATAAATCGTGTCGAATTCACCATTGGCGAGCATATCCATTTGGCTCACCTGGATGTACGCCACACCATCATCCGTTAGGCAAGCCTCAATGCCCTTGAGGAACGCAATCGGATCGTCGTTATGCGCCAGCACGTTCATGGCGATCACAACGTCATAACGCTCGTTGCCCATGTTCAAAGGCCAATAGGCCGGGATCGTGTAAACGCCTTTCTTGCTTGAAAGTTCAAGCAAATTCTTTGCTGGTTCAATGCCCGTCACGGTTGCGCCACGCTTGGCAAGTTTCTGCAACAACGTTCCATCGTTGCTTGCAATCTCAAGCACGTCAGCGTTCGGGTGATGAAGCGAAACGTTCTCTGCGAACCATTCAAAGTAATCGTCAAGCGTGTTGCTCGTGCCGCTGACGTATAGATAGTGATCGAACAAATCTTTGGCGTTGTAACTCACCTTTTGCATAACGTGTGTACATTGTGTGCACATCTGCGCAGCAAGCCTTGCGCAACGCACAAACGTGTTGGGACTGTTCTTTAGCGCGTTGGCGGGTGGTTGCTCGCCAAGATCAAAGATCATTTCTGTTTTCCCCTCGCAAAGCAAACATTGGTTAATTGTTTTGTCCATAAGCTCTTTTGAAGTGTTCGCAGCGTTCTTGTATTGAATAGAGTTGCGGAATTGTTGGGAGCGCGAACGAATATGTGCCTGTGCTAACACCAAACTCAACCGGGACTTTGTGAACATTTGCCACCTCGTGCGCTAGCTCGCCAATGCTCATGGTGTAAGACGCCAACGGATAAATGCCTTGCGCGCTGTCATCCTCGATGATTTCCATCACGCGTTCCGCTAAGTCGTCATGGAACAAAATGCTTCGCATCGCATCAGGATTGGTAACGTAAACGCGCCCCTCTTCAATCGCTGATCGGTTCATCGCGTTGAAGATCAAATGCCATCGCATCTTTGGCGACCATCCGCTTACCGTGCCCATGCGCAAACCAACAACGCGCTTGCCCATGTACTTAGCCACCAAATCGAATGACAACTTGCTGGCGTCATAAGCGTTTTCGCGTTGCTCGTTAGCCACCAATGAATCACCGTTTGAAAGCAACGATCCTGTGCTGGCGTAAATCAGTCTTGTGTGTGCCGCCATGCGCTCAAGTAGACACAACGTGTATACAACGTTCTCCGCCACGGCTCGATGCGGTTGTCGGTTAGCGTCGGCAACGTTAGACACGCCAGCAAAGAAAAGGATCTCATCAAACGCACTAAGTGCAACGTCTGACATATCCATGAAATCCATGCCCGTCTTAATATCAACGGCCACAAGATTCACGTCATGCGCAATGTTTTTTAGCAATTTGCTGCCAACGTAACCCTCAGATCCAATAAGCAAGACGCGCTTCATGAAATCTGCCTGATGATCTCTAAGGCTTTGCCTCGCACTTCTTCCGTGACTGCGTGTCCAAACTCTTCTGGGTGCAATAACGAGTGGATAAACCTGCGCGCAACGCGTAACTTGTTATCGCTCTCCGCGGCAAGGGTGCGCGTGTACTTCAACAACTCTTTTAGATTTTCAACTTCCTGTGTGCTCATTCATAACCCCATAAAGTGCAATCAAACTGGCGTCAGCCCGCCCGTCATCTCTTTTGCGTGAAAAACTCGACGCGTTATTAGGAAACATTTGCTGCGCCAATGCTCGTGCGCCATCCTTACCACCCGTCAACCTAACCTTGCGCTGCCACACGAGCGGCGGAACAAAGTGGTAAGGAATCTGTAAGGATGCAAGTACGCCCTCAACATTGCCGAGTGAGCGCCCAAACGAAAACATGGAACTTACACCCTGACCAGGCATGGCGGAAACCTGCTCGATATACGCGGTGCATTCATAGTCAATCAGGTAAGCCGCCAAATGCGTGTGCAACTCATGTGGCGATACAAAGTTCTTGACAGACTTTCCAACGGTGCGCTGCACAATCGGCATATCAATCACATCAATGAGTTTTTTACCCTGAAGTGTTGCAATCGCACCACTTGCACCTGGATCAATACCAATAATTAGTTTGTTCATAGCTTTCCATTTGGCGGTAAAAAGTTGCAAGTGTCCAACCTTTTCCGACGAACGGCAAAAAAAATGCCCGCAAGCGGCGGGCAAAAACCAACAGGAGGGGAGTTCCGTGTATCAGTTTACCTGCGATATTCCTCGGTGAGAAGTCCCCCTGCAACAGGGAACGGAGCAACCTGGAATGGGCCAACTTGGAATGGGCCAGCCATACGGTTTGCAAGCATACGTCGTTGCTGTTCGCGTGCCGCTGCAACGGCTGGCGATACAACGCCGCCTTGCGCGGCAGCTTGTGCCGCTTCAACGTTGGCCGCTGTTTGCATACGCTGCGAAACGTTTTGCACCATTGGGCCAACCATAGGGATATTGCCGCCAACGCTACGCGTGAGAATGTTCATCAGTGTTGGTGCTGTTCCTGAACGATTGATCAACGGAACACCACCTGTTGCTGGTTCGCCAAACGCTGCTGTTGATACGCGTCCAATACGCTTTAACTGGTCAACTTCTTCCTTGTTAAACAGCACTTCAAGTTTCGGCTGAATCCGTTTGAGTGCTGAATTAAATCCTGCTTGGCTGAATGCTCCAGACGTGCCAACAGCACTATCAATTAGCCATTGAATGGTTTGCGCTCTAACGTCATCCCATGCCGCTTTTGCTTGGTCAACGGCTGCCTGGTCAACATTAGCGCCACGCGCTTTGGTTAACGTATCACGCAGTGCAACAACATCTTTTGTTTGGCCGCCAACAATGAACCGCTGAAAGAATTGATCCTGATTGGCCTGGCCCGCAACGATTGGCTTGAAAGGATCAAATTCACGCGCTCTGGCGGCTGACAGTCCAATGCCTTCGCGGAACTTTTGAACGGCTTGATTTGCCTCTGGTATGTTTTGCGTTACTTCCGCCATGTAAGCATCAAGTTGCCTTTTAATATCTCCCATGGCTTTAGCTGAACCAGGATTCTCACCGGCGCGTTGCGTTAGCAATTGGCGAAACTTAATTGCCTCTTCAATGCTAAACGCTCTTCCATCATCACCGCCCATCGCAAACTGTTCAATGCGCTTTTTAACAGGCGAAGGAATCACATCTTCAAAGTTATCAAGCGTATCTTGAATGCGCATCCTGAAATCGCCAAAAGGAATTTGATCCTTTGCACCAGGTAGGCTTCGCGCTGCGTTGTATGCCGCATCAATATCAGCGCCAAGCGCGCCGAATAAACCGCTACGATCAACGCGTTGACCAATGGCACCTGTTACCGCTTCACCTGTTGCTAATGGCGTTGGCTGCGCTTGCCCGCGTAACGTTTCAAGACGTTCGCGCAACAGACGTGGTTGTTGCGTAAAAATATCAAGTAACGGCTGACCAGCACCTTCAATGGCGGCAAGATTGCGCTCCGCTGCAAACTGTCTAGGATCACGCGTTACCTGGCCTGACGTATAAGGCATACCCAACTTCTCGAAATCCTCGCGCCTAATCAGTGATTCAGGATCAAGTTTTCCAGTAACTTGTAACTGCCGCTTTGCGCCCTCGGCAAGCCGTGCTTGCGCCGTGGCAGTGAGTTGCGAAATATCGGCTTGCGGATCAAGCGTTTTGATGTAGTTGTTTATTTCAACACGCACTTGCGATGGCGACATAACTGTTGCCTGACGTGTTGTTGCTGCCGCCAAATCCTTGGTGCCTAACGCAAGACGTGATGCGCCTTTAACTATTTCAGGCGCAACCACACCGGCAGCTGCGCCCGTTGCCGCTTGCGCAAGTTTTGATTCTGGCGTACCCGCTTCGCTATACATAGCGGCAGCTGGCACTGCGCCTTGTAATCCTCGCGCCGTAATACCGGCAAGCGTTAACTCTCTTCCGCCAGGTATAAGCATGGCCGGTGCGGTTGCCATGACATTACCCACCATACGAGGAATGTCTGCTGCCGGCCCCGCATCGGTACGCATACCACGTTCACCGTAAATGCTAGGTGGCTGCGCAGTTCCTATGGCGGCCTCATACATTGCCAAGTCTTTGTTGACTTGCTGTGTGTACTTTGCGGCCTCACCAGGATCAGTCGCCATCAAGTACAGTTGCTTTAAGCCTTGCCCAACATCCATAAACCCGCGGATCGTGCGCTCGCCAATCGTTGGTGATGGTGGACGCTCCATGCGTGGCGCTTCAACAGGAACCAAACGCACTTCGCGCTTCTCTTCCTCGTCAACGGGTATAAGTCGAGCCTCGGCCATGATTTTATTCCTCAACGCGGAAACGTTTTCCGTCAACAGTCACATAGTAATTACCATCAACACCTTGCGTTGCCGTTACTGGTTTTCCCTTAACCGTCACTTGCTTGGAATAAGGCTTAGGCTCAGGTATTTGATACATCGGTGCGAATTGGCTCATGCCTGGTGTGGCGAGAATTGTTTGCGCTGCATTGCGTCCTTTTTTGATTGCTTCGCGGTCAACACGATCAGAAAGATCAAGTGCCTGGCGAAGCGATGACTCGCCAACCGAAATATCAGCGTTCGATACTTTTTCGAGCAACTTAATGTCAGAGTCAGACAACACGCCTTTCATCTTGGATGCGTTGTTTAATGTTCTCTGTGCTAGTTGCGGGATCAGTGTGGCGGTATTTGCAATCCTTTGATCATCTTGCATGTAACCAAGTGCCTGCGCAGCCTGACCAAGTTTAAGCCTTCCTCCGGCACCAAAACCAGTAATAACGCCTTGCTCAAGCAACGCTCTAACGCGGTTACTATTTTCAATTTGACTTGCTGCTGATTGTGCTTGTTCAACCTGTCCTGCGGCCATGGCGGCGGTAGACTTAGCCATTTCTTTGCCAAACGTCTCGCCAGTAGAGACGTTAATGTTTGTTACCGGCTTTCCTGCCTCTTTAAGTTGCTGCTGGTATCTCAAATATGCTTGCGCGGCAGGGCTTGACGCATAACTTGGATCTTTAAGAATCATTTGCTCTAACGATAATTTTTCCGGAGCAAATGGTGCGGTTGCAATGACATTGCCTGTTGGCCCAATAGCCCGTGATCCAGGTGAAAGCACTGTTGGTTTTTGGACTTCACTGATATTTTGCGCAAGATCCGTTAACGCTTTGGCTTGTGCCGCGCCACCCGGTTCAAGCGCAAGTTCAGACGCAACACTGCGTAATAGATTGGCCCTCATTCGCTGTTGATCATCTTCAGGGATTGGCCTTCCGAGAATCTCTGCGGCTTGTTGTGTTGGGCCGCCGCCACCAGCAAGCGCCATGGTTGGCGTTACTTCGGTTGGCAAGCCTTGCAATCGCTGGCGTAAAGCCGCCATCCTTTGTTGCATAGCTTGCTGCTCTGTCATCTTGCGCTGTTGCTCCGCAAACTGCGCACCAATAATCTGTTGCTGCAAGGCTTGTTGGCGCGCTTGCTGTAAACCTTCCGCGGCAGTGCCGCCACGAGCAAGCGTGGATCCGATATTGGCAAGCGTCATCCATCGTTGACGCATACGCTCTTCTTCATCCATAGCTGGCGTTGGCAAACCAGGGACCATGGTTGCACGATCAAGACCTGTACCAAAACGTTGCAAGACATTAGGCGATGCGCCTTGCATGGCGGATTCAGGTGAATTCGGAACCGTGCTGTATGAAGGCCCGCCAAACAGAAAGTCTAAAAGTGCCATGTTTAACCCCTTGTGCGGCGATCAAGTTCCTTGACAGCCTCAACCAGCAAACCCGTTACTTCTGGATAATTAACCATCTTCATTCCGTTATCCGCTTTGGCTACCGCGTGCGGCATAACGCGCTCAACGTCTTGCGCCATCACGCCACCGGTTGGCATATTCGAACCCTTGTATTCGTACTCGTAACCACTGAGTTCGCCAAGCGATGCAAGTGGTGACTTCATTTTGGCGATGTTTTCCTTCATGCGCTTATCCGAGGGAAACAGATAAGCAAGCGCCGCAGCATTGCTCAATACTTGCCCAAACTGTTGCGCGCCAGAAAGGTTTTGCGTGGTCTGTTGCGTACCACCTGATGGTATTTGCGTAAAACCTTGTTGAAGGATCTGCAACTGCTGCAACGGGTAATTTTGTTGGCGCATGAAATCTTGGTACGCCAAATCCAAATTGGCTTGATTCATGGCTTGTTGCTGTGCGCCAACACCTTGTAATCCTGCTGCGGCTTGTTGGCGTAAACCAATGTCTTGCGCACCGAGCGCAGCGGCCTGTCCAAACCCTTGCTGCGCAAGTTGTGCCGCGGCCTGCGCGCCTGTTTGCAATGCGGCTTGCTGTTGCAGTGCTTCCTGCACTGCTTGGCGAGTTCCGCCATACGCGCCAGCCTTTGCCGCGGCAGCGCGTGACTGTTGTTGTTGCATCAGTCGTTGCGTTTCAATGTTGCCGAGCGTGTTTTGGATAACTTGCTGGTTATAAGGATTGTAAAAGTTAGCCATGGATTCGCCAAGACTTAATGGCGATTCTCTTATGGCGGCCATTGCTTCTTGTTGCGGTTGCGTGAATCCCGCGATCCGTGGCCCGCCATAGGCTTGATAAGGTTGCTGCGCCACCTGCTGCGCAAACGCATAGTTTTGCAGCGCAGCTTGCTTAAACTCTGGATCGGGTGTGTATGTTGACGAACTTCCGCCGCCGCCTTTACTCATGGTGATAACTCCTTGGACATGACAGTCCACTTTTCTTGATAACCTTCATCCGCCAGAAACGATTTGATCCATCCGCGCCGACCCGCTAGCGTGACGCGATTACATCCTATGGATAGCGCCCACTTCTCAATAACGGGGCGCATTGCGGCGAGTTCTTCGATGTTTCCGCCAGCAAGGAAGTAGTGACATGCCTTGCTTCGCGGATAAACTTGAATCTCAGTAATGACAGCGGATTGCGAACCGGGCCAAAACTGCATTTGCTTGTTTGTCACGGCCTTTGCAATATCTTCAATGGTATGCGTTTGTCCAGCGTGAAGCAATGCCGCCTCAAGGTAAGGCTTGCATCGCTCCCAGTGCTGAAGATCAAACTTTGTCATTGGATAGAAAACAAGCCGCCTGAATCTACGTTTTGTGGCGTGAAACTTGATAAAAGACCTTGGACTGGTTCGCCACTACCTAACTGCCCAAGATAGTAGTTATATGGCTGCAAAGTCATATTCTGCGCGGCCTGGTTGTAGCTTGAAAATAGCTGCGCTTCGGGTGATGCGCTAATGGATTGGCGAATATCTGACAGCGGAACACCTTTGTTGTACTCGCCAAGCCAATAACCGTAATCGGCTTGCGTTGGCATCCTTCCAAGTGACATGCGGTAAGTGCGGTTTAGCAACGCTTCGGGTGATGTGCCAATAGATTCCTGAATCGCGCCAGCATCAACGCCTTTGGCGAGTTCACCGCCCCAGTAACTCAGATCGGCTTGCGTTGGTGCGCGTCCAAGCAGTGATTGATACCAGCCCGTTACTTGTTGATCGTAAGGATTGACAACGGGTTGCGTCGGAACATTCAAAAGGCTATCCGTTACCGACCCGCCGGGTAGTAAAGTGGAGCGATCATCAATGAAATTATCCTTGCCCATTTCGAGCAAACCCGTGTTGCCGCCAGCACCTGGCGTTACCGTTCCAGGTGGATTTGGATTCGGCGTTAAGGTTGCAAGATCCGGTGGAATTGGTTTTTTATCAACGGGCGGTAAGTTTGAATCGCTTGGCTTTGGCTCGGCTGGCTCAACGGCTGGCCGCCACTTCTCACCGGATGGCAGTACATAGGGCGTTACTTTGCCCGTGTTGGTGAACAGTAAACCTTCAGGCCCGAAACCGTAACGGGTGTAATCGCCAGCGTATGGCGTATACGTTCGTTCCGCCAAACCTGTCTGGGTAATGCCTTGCGTTGTACGTTTAGCGCCTACTTGACGCGCTGCGTTAATGTCAATCTCTGGTTGCGCTGAACGCAGAAACTCGCTGCGCAGTTTCTCTGGGCTTGCTAATTCGTTTTGCGCCCAATCCCAGTATGCTGTTTCATTGGGTTGCGGTGCGCGCCCCAAGACTGACGTGTAAAGCTCAGGTATCGCGTCACGCAAAAACGCGCTACGCAACTGTGCTGGCGTCCACTTTTCGTTGTTGGCGGACATGAGCCACCAATTCACCTCATCGTCACGCGGCGCTCTGTTAAGCGCCTGCTGGTACAAAGCCTGTATGTCTTGTTTCGTTGCCATGTCTACCTCTAGATCGACGTTGCACTGATGACGCCAGAATTATTAACCGTGATGCTGTATCGCGTTCCGTTTGGCGAGCGAAGGATCAACCGCATACCCTCCACAAACTCAACGTCTTGCAGCTTTTTCAAGTTCAACGCATCGGCACTTTCCAAAGCGCGGTTGCGTTCACGCTCAAGCGGTTGCGAATAAGTATTTGGCGGCGTCGGTAATCTCATCGCCCGCTACCTGGTACAGCGTCCAAGCGGATCGTGCCAACACGCCAATCAGCATCAGCATTACCAACCACGCGCATTGCTACTTGGCGGCCTGTGAACCGTGCATTCGTGTACGGTTGCATGGTGTATGGGCCATAAGTTGTGCTTGATGATTCTGGCGTGGGTTTCGTGTAAAACGTTAACTTCACTTGGCCTTGTGACTTTTCATCCGGCAATATTTGCCGCACTGCCATAAAGCGATCACCCGTTGACAGTTCAACCGGGCCTGATTCCGCGTAACGCGTGGACGTGATAGGGGTTCCGTTATCCGTCCATCCTGATTCATGTTCGTAAAGATAACCATCTGTTCCGACCGCCAACGGGTATTGGAAAACGCCCGCATCCGTCCAGCATGTTCGCGTTAATGCGCCAATTGACCAATGATTTTCGCGGTAATTCCAAATGACGTACCGATCAACCTCGTCTGATGACGCTGAAGGATAGAACCACCACACTTCGCCAAAAGCCGAGTTTTGCCCTGCATACACTTTGGCGGTTTGATCAAGGTTAATGTCCGTAAACACATAATCGCCAACCGAGCAAGATAACGGTTGAATCTGTCCGTTAAACAAGAAAAATGATTTGGCTGACATCCAAACCGCGCCACCTTCAATGACGGCGCACGCTTGCGGGCCCACCATACCGCAAAACGAACCAACCTTTTCCTGACCATAAACCAATGGCGGCCCAAGATAGTTCATGACATGGGCATCGGTTTCCGTCAAAATTAAAATCTGTCCGCGCACACGTTTTGCCGCCAGGATGCGACCGTTAGTCTGTAACTCTAACGATCCCGCGGTATTCGTTCCTGATGGCGTCCAAACCGTGTTGTCCTCCTGATCCGACCATTGCACTAAACGCGGGTTACCGCCAGCGCCCAAAGCAAACAAATAACGCTCTGGTGTAACGATTAGTGCCGTGTTGTCGGTTGGCGCGTTTGTGATGACAGCGGCGTCCGACCCTGTGTTAAGCGCCCACTCGTAAAGTTTTCCATCTGAGTTGGCACACGCCACAAGGTTTTCGCCCCAGTTATCGAGCGACCAAGTTGTAGCATCAAGTTCCGCGCCAACAGATCGCTTGGTTCCCCAGGTTGACGCTCCGTAACTACCTGCGCCATAGCCGTAACCAGCAAATGATGAAGATCGCCCTACGGTATAACTGGATGGCGTTATATCGTAAAAGTTTCCGCCATTCCAAACATAAAGTTTGCTATGCGTGCCAATTGCAAGCCACTTATCGTAATCGTTGTCACGCCATGAAAACATGCCACGCGCTGAACCTGATAGCGTGTCAGTAGTAGCGCGCTGCCATCCACCAATCGGCCGCATGGTTCCTTCGTACCACCTAACAAGATTTGCGTCCCAATACCTACCCGCGGCCTGGTAATTGGTGCCATTCCTATATACGCCTGGTGGTATTTTTAGCGGTGCAAGCATGGTTATCTCATCATAAGTGCTTCAGCTTCACGCCTACGCGTTAAACCACGCATCACACGTCCGCGTGCCTTGTTCCACTTCACGCACTCTTCACGCGCACCTGCCCAGTCGCCTGAGTCAATGCGTCGCTTGAACGTTGAGATCCGATAGTTTCCTAGTCCGCAATTGTATGCCCACGACAGGACAGCTGCGAATCGGCGTGGCGCGGCGGAAACAAGCCTCGGTGATAGTTTGATAAGTCCTAATGCAAAGTGAATCAGGTGAGCCTCTAAGCGTTTCTCGCATTCCGCCATAGACCAAACGGTTGTTGGCGTTACGTCCGGGCCTGTTGTCCCAAACCCTATCGTGTAAGGATCGCCATTGGAACCAGGATCGGGATAGGCGGCAACCATACCGTTTGGCAATACCTTAGCGCATCCCTCAAACGGAACCACCAATAAGTCTTTGGCGATCTTGATAGCCTCTTTCATTGTTTCTGGTACTTCTCAATAGATCGGCCAACAAACCAGAATGACACGCACATAGTGAAAAGGCCAAAGTCATCCGAGTCCCATGATTGGTTTAACACGTCCTGCCAACTTGCTTGCGATTCAAACGCTAGATAGATGGCGGCAACCTTCACGGCTGCGTACATAAAGAAAAGCGACCATGTGATGCCTGGACGGACTAGCGCGGATATTGCCGCCACGAACCAACCAGCGGATTTGGCGGTTTCGGCTTGCTCTTCAAATGCGGCCTTGATCGTATCGAGTTGCGCAATGGAATGGTCAACGTACTTCTCTTCCATCTTGAATTGGCCGCGCATCTTTTCCAGATCAGTTTGGAGTTGAAACATATTGAGTTCGTGCTGCCGCTCGTTCTTCTTATCCATGAACTTTAGTATCTCTGGCGCGAGCCTGAATAGCCCACCAAAGATCGAACCCAAAAGCCCACCGGATAACAGGTCAAACATATCAGTGCAACTTGAACGTTGTATTGATTAGCAACAGGATAATGGCTCCTGCGCTTGCGATAAGGATTTGCTCCAAACGCTTTAAGCGGGCGTTGATGCCCGCGTAACGTTCAGCGCACACTGCTTCATGCGTTGACAATTTAGCCTCCACGTCTTTAGCGTTTGCTTCCACGGTTTACGCTCCAAGCGAATCGCCGCCTATCGAATCAGCGGCAATGATTTCAACAGTTACAACCTCATCCACCGTTGTTGCATACTTACCCTCAACCCATGTCTTGTCAGAGTGGTTCCAGTTCCACTGGTAACCTGCCCTGTCTGCTGGCTTTGGTGGACGTACAACCCACTCATGCGACCACCAGATAACTTCCATACCTTCAGGGCAGTCCGGCGCATCAGGCACTTCAATCCAGCCCTCTGTACCGTCTGTGTGATGCTTGGGAATACTTCCGTTTTTACTGTAGAGCATGGTTGGCCTCACTGGACTGGGAAGGGTGCTGTTGGCGTGGTATAGGTGCTGCCTGTGTACCGAGCAAGACCTTTAGTAATTCTTACGTCATCCATATAACCAGTGAAAGGATCTGCACCACTTGCGTTTGCTCCAACTGTAACGGCTGACGTTGAAGTTGATACTGAACCTGTAAATGTTGTTGTGTAAACACGAGATCCATTTAGATACAAACTTACTGTGTTGCTTTCACGAACCATCGCACAATGATTCCAATTATTAAGTTGTAAAGGTGACGTACTAACATAATCATTGAAAGAACCGTTATACAGA